ATTCCTTTGTAGTTTCTTTGAAAAGTTGTTGTGCCGTAACTTGAAATTTACGACGGAGTTCTTCCTGCTCAGTCAGCAGTTGGTCAAATTTTTCTTGGAGTGCGCTCATGGTATATTAATCCTCAAGTTTGATAAATTTACGAGAAGACCCTGTGTTCTTCTTTTCGGTTCCTGACATCCATGGCTGGATCGTCATGTTGTTTAGGTACTGCTCCATTGTAGGCAGAAAACCTAAGTCTTGGATGATGTGGTCTTCAGCAACATCTCTTGGAGAATACTCTTTCCCGTCCGAGTTGATGCGTGTACGACCAAAAGTTCTTTCGACGAGAAAACACCCGAACGCAGAGTGAAGGATTGCTCGATGTCTGACATCAGGTACGGCTGCTTTGGAACTGTCGATGAAGTCATCGATGTCTGCGTAGTCATCTGGGTTTCCACCGTATTTTTTGGCATGAATCTTTCCGTGTAGATAAGGTTTCATATTAACCTCTTCGCATTCTTGCGATTTCAATAGCTTCCTCATCGCTAAAGACTGGAACAGCATTAGACTTGTGCATAGTTCCAATACCTTTAATTGCAGTACCAGTATACACCTTGTCTGGTGCTTTAGTGCACGGACCAGCTGTGAATGGAAGACTTGGAATCTTTGGTGTCTCACGACAAGCAGGTGTACCAGGTGAGTATTTGAAACCCTCATCCTTGCGTTTCGGCAAAGGTTTCTTGGGTTCATACTTCTTAAGCAACTTTTCCCAATCAGATTGCAACTCACGTTGCTTGGCGTTGGGTTTACGTTTCTTTTTCGAACGAGCGGAGGTGTATATCATCTGCATAGGATTTTATTATACTACAAAACGAGGAAAAAGTCAATACCCCCTAAAAATAACCCCACACTCGGTGGGGTCTTTATTAGCGCTTCTGGTTCGTTGCGTATGCAATACAGAGATTAGAAGAAGTCTGTTCGTAAGCGCATTTTACTGCAATGGGATCAATACCCTTTACGATCGCACTTTCAATATTTCTCTCCATAGACTTAATAGAAGTCTGATTGTGATATGTAATTGCAGCAATCAGAGAAAGCAGAGAAATAACAACAGAAACAATAAACAAATTTTCAGTTTTCACAGTAAAAAATTCCTTCAATTTAAGCAAGATCTTTGACATCATCGCACAGTCCTAGTTTTTTAGCTTCTTGTGGGCTTAACCAAACATCTTGCGGTGGAAGAAGAATTTCTCTAATTTTAGCTTCGCTAAGACCAGTGCATTTTTTATAATGCTGAATCATCTTCTTAGTGGTAAGATCAAACTCTTTAACAGTTGCAAAAAGTTCGTGTTCTTTACCAATCGCACCCCAAGAATATTGGTGAGATAGAATAGAAGTATTTGGTGTAAGAATTCGCATACCTTTATCACCTGCAATAAAGATCATTAATCCAGCTGAAGCAATCTGTCCAAGACCGATAGTTCTAACTGGAATAGCTGACCCACGCATTACATCGATAAGAGCAAATGCTGCGTTCAAATCACCGCCTGGAGATGTAATGATCATGTTCAACATCTCTGGACGTTCTTCAGTAAAATTAGCTTCAAAAATCCACTCAACTGCCTGTTTAACGCTGGATAAAGAAATCTCTTCCATCATTAAAAAGAACGAGTGTTTTGAGGTCTCTTCTTTTAGCTGAAGGTTTAGTTTGTTCATCATATACCTTTACCGTCTCTTTCTTTATAAAAAATGTGTCTACCAATAGTAGTAGTCTTCTCTAGTTTCCACCTCGGATTCACATAATCCGCATGGTAATACAACGCACCACCAGTAATGTCGGGCAGTTTCTCATAGTTCACGTACACGTGTACGGCGATATCTCTTGCCTGTGTATAAACTTCTTTGGCTCTATTCGTAACTTTATTTTCGCAGAACCAAGAGAACTGGCAAGTAGAACGTGTCTTTTGTTTAACGACTGCACAGATGTCTTTTGGAAATCTTGGGTCTTGTAGTCTGTTTAGTGTTACTAAGGCAACAGCAACCTTACCATCTTCTGGTTCATAACCAGCTTCGTGGTAGATATTATCAGCAAGACAATCAACTTGTTTTTGAGTTTCTTTCGTCAGTTGATAGTATGTGATATCTAAAATCTTTTCAGTAGCATCATTGATATTTGCTAAAAACAATGATGCTAAACCCAATGTTAATATTGGGAGGTATCTCAATATTTGTTGCATAATTATCTCCTCAAAATAGAAGGGTGCACGAATGCACCCAATCCCTATCAGGTGGACTTTTTGCTAGTCTTTTGTGGGGGATTTTGCTGTTGCGATACAAATTGATTGAGTAAATTAGCTTTCTCAATAATTTGCGCCTCAGACGGATAGTCTGGGAATCCTGGATGTTTCGGGAGATCTAGTCCCTTTAATCTTGCAGATTCAACTTCAGTTTGCCAGCTGTTATTGGCCAACTCTCTTTTACCATAATAGTCTTCGGTCAACATCTCTTTTGCCATTTTTAATAGCTCAAGACGAATATGGTATGCATTCATTATAGAATGTGTCATTCGGTTTCTCCTTTGTCTGTGTGTTTCCGCATCTTATTTGAAATAAGAAGTCGAGTTTCAGGAGAATGTTTCCTTCCACTCATCGGATTAGACTTTCTGTTTTTGGCTATTTCAGAAAGTTTTTTCTTAGTCTCGTCGGAATGTTTCTTTCCAACAAAACTAGGATTATTTTTACGATTTCGTCTCATCATTTCTTTGGTTTCTTCGGAATGTTTCTTTCCTTTCATACCAACATTATTCTGAGACATTAATTGTTTAGTTTGTTCGCTTTTTTGTTTGCCTTTCTGATTCGGTGGGGCTTTACCACCTAGATTTATATTCCAACCCATATGTGGTTTTGGTCTGAAACATCTTTCTCTCAAAAGAGCACACTCATACGAACCAACAAATAATATGTCCATAACAACATCAGGATTTTTCATCCCTTCAGCTAACAGAGGATTTTTAGATCTTTTATGTTCTTCAAATCTTCTATTCGGGTCATTAGAAACCCCAATATAACCGTCTTCAGTAGGATCCCATTGATCTTTTAAATGGATCCAGTATACATAGCCAACTTCCATGGCACATCTCCTAAAATGAATTTAGTGTGATGTGTGATGTGATGTGTAGTTAATGAAATTGTGTGAGATGAAGGTTTTTAACGTGGTTGCCTCCAACCACGATCCATTACTGGATAGTATTATTTAGCTTCTGGCTTTTTCTTCGGAGTAGGCTTTTTGTCAGAAGGTGGGGCTTTTGGCTGTGCTTGCTTCTTTTCAACCTTCTTCTCAGCCTTCGCTGGTTCTTTCTTAGCAGGTTCAGCTGCATTAGCAATACCAGCAGTTGCAAGCAATGCTGCTAAAATTAGACTAGACGTTTTCATAGAATCTCCTTTGTTATAAAAGTGCTGACTGATTGGGTAATAAGGACAGTCAGCGAAACCTCAGGTCAAGTCAGCTTACGCTGCAAGAGCCCAAACATTATCGTTTGCATTTACTTTGATTTGCTTTTAACGACTACTCCTGTCGTGCTGTCCACTCTGTTACTCTTTGCCCTGTCGAAACCTAGTCACCCCCATCAAAAGCAGACTCATGGGTAACATTAGAGTCTGACTACCAGTAACAGCCTTTTTCTAGGTATGTAACAAATGGTCTAGAATATGTTACACTGCCTATCTGTCTCTAGTCTGCTTTTGGTGGAGGTGGGGAGAATCGAACTCCCGTCCAGAACACTTTTCTCTTTGCTTCATACAGCAATAAGTGTATTTATTATACACTAATCTTCTTGTTATAGTCAAGTCTTATTTTTCTTGTTCGTACAGTTCTTTAAGAACAAAGTTTGCAGAAATCACTACTTTTTCGTCATCAGTTTCTATATCATCTGAGTAGTGAATCAGATAAGACGGGAAGATAAACATCTCACCTTCTTTTGGGTTGAAACACCACGCCTCAAAATGTTCACCTTCTCTAACATCAGCCCACTTACCATTACGCTTTCTCGGGGCATTAACTGCACCTCGAGGGTCGATAAAAATCAACCTTGTATCAGTCGTCTTTTTTAGATAGTATGCAATACTATAGTTAGTTGCAGTGTGGGAATGACTCCATAGTGAGTTTGCAGAAGTCTGTCTAAAACACCATGATGACAGTAAAGTTAAGTTTACTGTTGGATTACCAAATTGATTCAAGTGAGGTAGATATCCATTAACGAACCTGCGAACCTCTGAATCTGAGTTTACTGTTTTAATAATCTCATTCTTTAAAGAATTGGCTTCATGTGTTTTAATTTTCGGAAAGTAATTGTAAGTGCCACCACGTGTAAGAACATCTGGAAAATGTTTTTTCGTTTGTTCAACAAGAGCTTCTCGAGAGTCTTTTGATAAGTCTAAATGATAACGATTAATGATCGTTGGCCAAAGAGAATATTCTTCAACTAGTTTTGCCATATTAAATTCCGTTCAAATTTCTATAATCCATTCTTAATTTTCTGAAACCAGCGATCCAGTTGTCACGTTTCTCGATAAACAATCTTGGATCGTCATTTTCGACTGCCATAATAATCACAAGTCTACCAACTGGGATTCCAGTGCGCTCTTCAAATGCTACAGCGTATGCTGCTGTTTGCATAAAATAGTTGTGTATATCATCTCTGTCTTTTGGTTTGCTGGCTGTCTTAAAATCAATGACAGAAAGTTTACCTTGAAAATCTGCAATACAATCAAC